CCCTCTCGCTTCTTCCTTCTAGCGCACACGTGAGCGCGTCTCATGAGGGTCCTCATCGATGTACGTGGGTGTTTCTTCTTGAGTGCCTTGAGACAGGCTCCAAACGCCTTCTGATACCTGCTGACTTTCCGTTTCGGCTTCGCCCTGGTCCTCGAGGATCTACTCACTGCCGCGGCGAGCCCTCGCTGAGTCCCTGAGCGTCCTCGTCGAGCACGGCTAGATGCCGGTTCGACATCGTCCCAGAAGCCTCTCTCGTCGAGTGCTTCCCAGATGTCCTCAGCGAGTCCGTGCAGAGTCATCGGTCGTATTGCCATGTCACCCACACCCTCACTGCTGTGAGAGCGCTAGTGCCATCGCTGCCGCAGTGCTCATCGTCTCCACGGTACACTCCATCACGATGCTGATTGTCATGTCGTCCACGGCTACCCAGCCAGTGCTCGCCTCGCCGCCTAGGTAGAGCGTGTCGACAGCGATCAGGTAGCCGTTGGTCCAGAGTTGCGGGAGCGTGTCCATGACCTCGTATATCTGCGGGAACTCGTCCGTGCTGAACGAGTTCACCGCGTACACAATCCCAGTAGCCACAACGGACCTGTTTGCAGCCGTGACCGTGTCGCTCTGGGACTGCGTCGTGAGTTGGAACTGGATAGCCGCGCTGTCGCTGGCGGCCTGCACCTGCGCGGCGTTGCCAGCCGAGTCGGAGAAGGTCACAGCTATGTTGTGAATCCTCAGCACGGACTTCCCCAGAGCATCGACGTACGCGCCGAGATCGATGGTGTCCTGCACGAAGGTCCCTGAGTTGTCGGGCTCGATGGAAGTGCGGATGAAGAACGAGTCGGACTTCGCCATGGGGCAGCCTGCGCAGCCACTCGCTGTTAATGGTTCCGAAACTGCACTAAGTGTAGCCAGGAACACCGAGGGGGACCCCATTTTGGAAAATGCTTCCACTGCAAAGAGGCCACTGCGAGCCTGCGCGGGTTGACACCCCTACCCCTTCATTTCTACTCCACGGCACTGAGCCGCTTCCAGCACAGCCCGCAGACGCGGACCAGTTGACCTTCGCGGGTGCCGATCGTGAGGCTCTTCGGATTGCTGCAGATACAGCTACGCAACGGCAGCGTCCAGACTTCTCTCTGGGGGGTACGTCGTCCGGCATCATTGGCGGTCATTCAGCAGTCTCCTGAGCAGTGTCTCGATGCACCCTAGGGTGAGGTCGAGCCTCTCTATGCGGTCGGCGATCAGTTGCGCGTCGGTCTTCATGTCGTCGGGGGTTAGCCTAGCCATGCTCCGCGCAGAGCCGCCCGCGGGGATGAATGCTCCGCGGAGCATCCACGCATTACTGTCATAGACCGATGCCGGAGTGTCGAGGGCCGGGGCGGTGTAGACCCCTAGCCGCCGGGATGGGCTAGGCTGCCCTCTCCTAGTCACCGGGGCCGCTCCGCGGCGAGGATTAGGGTCGGTTGGTTGTCAGCGAGGACGCTGCCTGCCTTGGGGTCGAATCGAGGATCGTCCCTGAGCCTGTTTTTCGGCAATATTTCGGTGCCTCTAGGGGGTACTTGGAGCACCATTTCGGACCCAACTGGCCCGTCCAGAGGCCGATATTGCCGGATTCCGGAGCATTTCGTCGGATTACGGTCAGATTTGGTCGACCAGGCCTACCGGATTCCGGAAAGGAATGGCTCAAGCTCTCTCCGAATACCGGAAGTGCGTGCAGGCTGCAGCGTCAGGCGACGACATCCTGCCCTCGACCCTTGAGAGTCTGGAAAATACTCTCTGCCGGAGACACCTTTCGTGACTCTAATTCAATCATGTAGGACCATTCGGATGTCAGGGCGTTATCTGCCGAGTGACAACAGATTCCAGAGCCGATGAAGAGTTGGCCCGTGACAAGGTGATCGGGGTCGAGGTCCACCCACTTCAACAGCGGGCTGAGGCATTTCATTTCCTTCCCAATGGTCGATGTCCAGAAGTGCCAGCCAATCGAGCGGTTCTCATCTGCCGGGAGGGTGACAGGGTTCGCTCCTGAATCGGTATAGAGGGTGTGATGCAGGATAGGATTGGTGCCGGTTGTCCATGGCTGGCCCTCCCCGAAGTCAGAGGGCCACATCGTCCACCGAATCACCTTCCATGCCCGGTCCGTTCCAGCGGACTCGTACTCGAATATCTGTTCAGGATAGGTCGGGATTTCCTGAGAGAAGGGTTCCAAGACACCCCTGAGCGTCAATGTCCGTCCCATCTCACCAGCCTCCCTCTCGCTTCTTCCTTCTAGCGCACACGTGAGCGCGTCTCATGAGGGTCCTCATCGATGTACGTGGGTGTTTCTTCTTGAGTGCCTTGA